AGAAAAGGTGGTAAACCTCTTAAAGTAGATTCTCCTACTGGTAAGAAATGTGTGTTTGGTCTTAAAAAATAAATGGCTATACCTGTATTTAAATCACAATCAGTAGCTTTATCTACTACAAATAGAACTACTATTTATACAACTCCTAGTTTATCTCGTGCTGTTATTACATCAATAATGATAGCAAACGTAGATGCATCTTCTGCTGCTACAGTTAAATTAGAGTTTTTTGATGCATCAGCTACTACTCACTTTGCACTTACAGGAGCTAAAAGTATAGCTGCAAATGATTTTTTAGTTATATCTGATTCTCCTATTTACTTTGATACAGGAGATCTCTTATCAGCAACAGCAGGTGCAGCTGACGATATAACAGTTACTGCTTTCGTAGAAGAGTATTCAACAGGATTCTAAATGTCAAAAGAACTAACAGAAAAACAAAAAAAATTTATAGATGCTTTATTTGGTGAAGCAATGGGTAATCACAGACTAGCAATGGACATAGCAGGCTATAGTCCTAACACTACCTGGAGAGATGTTACAGCTAATCTTAACGAAGAGATATTACAAGCTTCAAAAGAATACTTATCTATGCATGCACCTAAAGCAGCAGTTGCAATAACAGGTATTATTGATGATCCTACTGAGTTAGGTAATAGAGATAAACTTACTGCAGCAAAAGATGTATTGGATAGAGCAGGCGTAGTAAAGCAAGAGAAGATAGAAGTAAACACTCCATCTGGTTTGTTTATACTACCTTCTAAGAATGAAGAAGAAGAAGTAGATGGAAATTGAATATAAAAGAAAACTAGGTTCTACTGTTCCGTTTGGTTGGGAACTTGTAGAAAACTCAAAAGACTTATTAAGAAGCATACCAGAACAACAAGAACTATTAGATATAGCTAAACAACATGCTAAAACATCTAGTCTACGTGAAGTAGCTAAATGGTTGTCAGCAAAAAGTGGTAGATCTATATCACATGTTGCTCTATTTAAAATGCTAAAGAAGGATGAAAGTGAACGAAATAAAAAAGCAGCAACTATTAGATGGGAACGAGTTAAAGCCAAGACAAGGGCAGAGACGCAAGAAGACCTCATCAAAGAAGCAGAAAATTATTCGAGCCAAAAGGAAGCCACCAGTTAGAGCTAATATAGTCGAGACTGATGATGATCTACAAGTTATCGAAGAAGAAAGAGATATTGTATTTCAACCTAACAGTGGTCCACAGACAGACTTCTTAGCAGCTAATGAAAAAGAAGTTTTATATGGTGGTGCGGCAGGTGGAGGTAAATCCTACGCTTTACTAGCAGATGTGTTGCGATATTGCAACCATCCTAACCATAGTGCTCTTCTACTTAGAAGAACAAATGATGAGTTAAGAGAGCTAGTACAGAAGAGTCAGGAATTATATCCAAGAGTATTTCCTGGTGCTAAGTGGAGTGAAAGAAAGTCTTTATGGACATTTCCCTCTGGTGCTAGAATATGGATGACATATCTTGAACAAGATAAAGACGTTCTAAGATACCAAGGACAAGCGTTTACTTGGATCGGTGTAGATGAGCTTACTCAGTATGGTACACCATATGCTTGGAACTATTTACGTTCTCGTTTACGTACTGTAGATAATGATTTACCTACGTATATGAGAGGCACTACTAACCCAGGTGGTCCTGGTCACATGTGGGTTAAAAAAATGTTTATTGATCCTGCTGCTTATAACTCATCGTTTTGGGCAACAGATATAGAAAATGGAGAAGTACTAACTTATCCTAAAGGGCATGAAAAAGAAGGTAATCCTTTATTTAAAAGAAGGTTTATACCTGCTAAACTTACAGACAATCCTTACCTTTCTGAGGCAGGAGAGTATGAAGCAAACTTGTTATCTTTACCTGAAGTACAAAGACAACAATTACTAGAAGGTTCTTGGGATATAGCAGAAGGTGCTGCCTTCACAGAGTTCAATAGAGATATACATGTAGTAGAACCTTATAGTGTTCCTGCTTCATGGAAAAGATTTAGAACATGTGACTATGGGTATTCAAGTTGGTCAGCATGTTTATGGGTAGCAGTAAGGCCAGATAATAAATTAATTGTATATAGAGAACTTTATGCACAAAAGAAAACAGCAGAAGAGTTAGCAGACTTAATACTAAGTATTGAAAGAGAGAACGATGATAAGATTTGGTATGGTGTTCTTGACTCATCTTGTTGGCATAACAGAGGACAGACAGGTCCTTCGATTGCAGAAACAATGATATTGAGAGGATGTCGATGGAGACAGTCCGATAGAAGTAAAGGAAGTAGAGTAGCAGGTAAAAATGAGCTACATAGATTATTAAGAGTAGATGAAGAAACAGGAGAAGCAGGGGTTGAATTTTTTTCAAATTGTGTTAAACTTATATCAGAATTACCACAAATACCTTTAGATAAAAATAATCCTGAAGATGTGAATACTAAAATAGACTACGACCACGGATATGATGCACTACGTTATGGTATTATGTCCAGACCAACTCCTAGAGGGTTGTATGACTTTTCCAACACCGATTGGAAAAAACCTTGGAAACCTGCTGATCAGGTATTTGGATATTAAATATGGCTGAAGAAAACACTACAGAAACAGAACTAGAAATGGAATTAGAAGATAGTCAAAAAATGACATTATCTTCTTATATTAGAGATAAATTTAATTACTCATATGACTCTCGTTACTCACAAGAATCAAGATGGATGGACTCCTATAGAAACTATAGAGGTATCTATGGTTCAGAAACACAATTTACAGAAACAGAAAAAAGCCAAGTATTTTTAAAAGTTACAAAAACAAAAGTTACTGCTGCGTATGGTCAAATTATTGATGTACTGTTTGCAGGACAAAAATTTCCATTAGGAGTTGATGCAACAAGATTACCAGATGGTGTAGAAGAATCTGTACACTTTGATCCTAAGAATCCAACTCAACCACAAGATGATCCTAACCAAGGTAGTTTATTTCCACCAGGTTCTAAAGAAGAAGAGCTAGAGTTAGGAGCATTAAAAGAATTAGCAGATGACTTAGAATTAAAAGAAGGTGCAGGCGTTACTCCTACATCTATTACATATCATCCTGCAGAAGAAGCAGCTCGTGCTATGGAAAAAAAGATACTTGATCAATTAGAAGAATCTTCAGCTTCTAAACATTTAAGATCAGCAGCATTTGAAATGTCCTTATTTGGTACAGGAATACTAAAAGGACCATTTGCTCAAGACAAAGAATACCCTAGATGGGAACAAGATGAAGAAGGTAATGGTACATATACACCTGAAATCAAAACAGTTCCTAGATTAGAGTTTGTTTCTTGTTGGGATTTTTATCCTGATCCTGCAGCTAATAATATGGATGAGGTAGAATATGTGATTCAGCGACATAAATTAAACCATGCTGATATGAGGGCACTAAAGAATCGCCCTCTGTTTGACGAAGATGCCCTAGACGAATGTATCGAAATGGGCACTAACTACACCAGACAATGGTGGGAGGATGATTTAGATGACTACGATTCGACAAATGTTAGCGTTGATCGCTACGAAGTCCTTGAGTTTTGGGGCAACATTGATAGAACAGTTGCAGAAGACGCAGGCTTGGATATACCTAGAGAATACTCAGACGTGGATTTGGTTCAAATCAACGCTTGGGTTTGTAACGACAAAATTTTACGGTTGGCGTTTAATCCTTTTATGCCTATCCGTATTCCTTATTTTGCTGCTCCTTATGAGTTAAACCCTTACTCTTTCTTTGGAGTAGGGTTAGCAGAAAACATGGTAGATACACAACAGCTAATGAACGGCTTTATGCGAATGGCTGTTGATAATGCTGTTCTATCAGGTAACCTGATATTTGAGATTGATGAAACAAATCTCGTACCAGGTCAAGACCTAGAAGTATACCCTGGTAAGATATTTAGGAGACAAGGTGGAGCACCTGGTCAAGCACTATTTGCTACACAGTATCCTAATGTATCTTCTCAGAATTTGATGATGTTTGATAAAGCAAGAGCCTTGTCCGATGAATCTACAGGCATTCCGTCTTTCTCACATGGTCAGACTGGAATACAAGGAACTGGTAGAACAGCGGCAGGGATATCTATGCTAATGGGTGCAGCTCAGATATCTATTAAGACAGTGGTTAAAAATATAGATGACTACTTATTACAACCACTAGGTGAATCTTTCTATGCCTTTAATCAGCAATTTGATTTTGATCCTGATGTACAAGGCGATATAGAAATAAAAGCTAGAGGTACAGAAAGCCTTATGCGTAACGAAGTAAGAAGTCAAAGACTATTACAACTTATGCAAATCGGTTCTAATCCTGCACTAGCACCTTTTGTAAAGTTCCCAGTAATACTAAGAGAGATAGCACACTCATTTGATCTTGATGCTGAGAAGTTTGTAAATGATGAAAGAGAAGCTTTAAGACAAGCTAAAGTTATGCAAGCATCTGGAATGATGCAAGGACCACCACAACAACCACCAGGAGCAGGAGCACCACCTCCACCAGAAGGAGGAGGAACAGTTCCACCAACTAGCCCTGCAGGTACAGGCAATAGTCAGATAGGTCCTGGCGGAGCACCTGAACCAGGAATGCCAGGCTTTTCAGGAAGGCCACCTAGTGAAGGAGAAATACAGTGAGTCCAGAAGTAGCTAGAAAATTATTAGTAGTAGCTAATAATAAACAATCTATAGATGCTTTATTTGATTACGCAGAAGAAAGAATTAAGTCTCATGTAAAAAATCTTATAAGAGAAACAGACCATAACAAGATAATACAAATACAAGGTAGCATACATGAGTTACAAAGATTTGCTACGTTCAGGGATGAAGTAATACAAAAAGCTAAAGAGGG